CGCAAATCGATTTCAAATATCAACAAGCCTAGCGTGAAGAGTGAAATACGTGTAGGAGAATTATTATGGGATGAAGAAGCATGTCAATGGTATTATCAGGTTAAGCCTGGTGAACGTTTGTTTATGATTCCTGATATTGTTAATTTTTGCATTTGGAAAGCGCTTATTAGGCCTGCTTCTAACATTTGTGGTCTTGGTTCTGATACTTACACAATGCCGATTAAGGTAGGCATGGAATTTAATTGGGGTTCTGCTACTGATTATGTTTGTGAATTGACCAAGACCCCCATGCCTCGATTGGCTTTAATTAGGTCTGGTAAGGATCTTGCCAAGTTTGAGGCTGAGGTATTTGCAAAGTGGCTTATATTGGAAGTTGATATTTCGAAGTGGGATCTTACTCTTCGAGGTTTTATATTGCAAGAAGTTGCTCGCCATTATTTGTCATCATTTGACATTCGTTATGAAAAGTTCTCTCCTGGTGACTATTCTGATGCTGGTGGTGGTGCGTACTTATTCTTCATTATTTTAGTGCGCTTGCTTGAAACTCTTATGGTTAAGATAATCCCAAATCCCACTGGAACGTTGTGGGCTGCTATATTGGGTACCATGAATAGTGGTCATTATGCTACTTCTTGGCTCAATAGTTTGATCAATGTTGTCATTCAGTTGTGGGTCATTTCAATTATGTTTCCTAAAATTGATGTGATATCTTTGTATGCTGAGAAGGTAATTATATTTACTTTCGGTGATGATGTTGTCATGGCATTGGATCGTGCAATATTTGGTAAATTTGACAAAGATCTCTACATTGCTACCTTGAAGCGTCTTACAAATATGGTCGTCAAGGATTCAAATTTCAATGTCTCAACACGATTGGTTGCTTTGATGGGTGGTGAGACGCCTGATAATTTGGCTCCTAGTTTTCTTAAGTACCAACTTGGGTGGCGTTATTGTGAAAAACATGATGAAGGGGAATTTTATTTTGCACGTCATCACTCACATTCGCTTGCAAAGCTGTTTACGTCTGCTGTTCACACAATTAGTCCTATGAACATGTGTGATCGTGCAGTTTGTCTTGCTTATGTTTGTGGAACTAATAAGGTTACGTATGCAGCTGCTGCTAGTGTGTTTGAAACTGCAAGTTCTTTGCGGGATGAAAATGAATCGCGTGAATATGTCGACAGTGAAATTCATGATAAAATGCTTCGTGTTGGTGCTTCAGATGCTGATCTTGATGAATTTCCAACTTATGAACATGTCATGGATCGCATGGCATGTTATTCTCCCAAGCAATTGTGCCCTAAGCCTTTTTATCAGTGGGATATTCTTAAGGGCATGGATAATGAGAAGGTTGATATCTTTGCTGTTGGCACTTGAATCTTTGTGTGCATGCCTGTCGCAGTTGGGCAAATAACTGCACATTTGAATTGGAATCCGTAAAGGTGAATTAACAC